AGCGTGATCTCGCCCGTACTGCCAATGCCGGCGAGAACCCCGAGATCAACGTCAGCATTCGGCATCGTGATCTTGCGATCGGCGCTAAGTGCCGTGACATCAAAGGTCAGTGCCTTGGCAGTCGCATTGAGCACCTTAAAGGTGGCGGCGGCGAGTTGCGCGTTGGCAATCGTCCGCGTCGTCTTGAAGATGCTCGAAATCAGCCCGGCCAGCGTTCCCCGCTTGCGCGTCGTGCCAGTGAGGTAGACGACCTCATCGGTGTCGTCGAAAGTGTTGTCGGACGTCGCTGCCGAAAGAATATCTTCCTTCCCAGCCAGTGCTGCAGTCGTCGTGGCAGCGTCAGCCTTCAAGGCAACAGCCGCCTCCAGGAGGTCGATTAGATCGCTATTGCTCTCCGATGCCGCAGCAAGTTCCTCGATCGTGTCCAGCGCCTCTGGCGCCAAACCTACAAGAGCAGCCAAAGCAGCCTTCACGAAAGCGGTCGTCGCCAGCTGTCCGCTGTCGGTTCCCGGTGCGGCAGTCGGCGCGGTCGGGGTTCCAATAAAAGCCGGGCTACTAAGACCAGCTTTTGCCACGATAGCCGCCATGGCCGAGGCCATATCTGCGTCGATGGCGCGCAGGGCAGCAATCAACCGCCCCACGTCCACCTCAAGCGTGTTTCCAACCGCAGGTTCTTGATACCCGCGGTTAGGGGTCGTGTTTTCAGTCACCATCTTATGGATTCCCTAAAGCGCTAGGACGTGAAGGCCCGCAAGTCGGCAACGGAAGGCCGTGCTGCCGGCGTACCAGTCAGCGTCAGCCGCAGCCGCCCGCCAGTCGGAGCAGCGACACTCGTTTCGCGGTATGAGCGCTCAATGAAGCCCATATCGATCGGTGATGCCGAAATCTGCGAAACCTCAGACCAGTCATCGTCGGTCGCATCGACCTCAACAGTCAGAGACGACCCCACGGGCAGCTTCGTCGAAGCAATAACGTCAAGCTGCACTTCTGCGCCGAACGTGAACGCCCGGCTCACATAGACGCCGTCGGCCTGCATCGTTCCAAGCACCGCGAGGATGTCTCGCGCCACAACCGGCGTAACCAGCGCACCGCCCGTCAGGATGGCCCGCACAGTCAGGTTGCCGGTGAAGAACGACGTCCTCTCCCACACCTGATCGGGCAGAACCCGGACAGGCGTCTCCGAACCGAATACCAGTTCGTAGACAACCGATGTCGCCTCCGTGGGAAGGAAGACATTGCTGCGAATAATGACATCCGACACGTCTGACACCGAGTATGTGCCGAGGTTGACCGTTCGTGTCGTCGGGCTGAAGCGCGCACAGTTGATCTTGAACGTGATGTCGGAATCCTGATGGACCGTCCAGCTAACCGCGTTGCTCGAACTGAACCGCGTGCCAACGGTGTACGGCTGAGCCGCAATCCACTGCTGCCTCACGGCATCGAACGCGCCTCGGTCAGCGATGCTGATGCTGTGGTCTGGGTCATTGGTCTTGACCACGAACGCGAACATCTGGTCCGGCGGCAGGTAGAACGGCACGGGAAACGCGAAATTCGTCCATGTGCTGGTTAGCACCGACTGCATGTCGACTTCCGTCTGAGCAATGACTTCCGTTGTCGGGAAGCCATTGTCGACCGTTACGAACTCCAGGATCACCGGCTCAGAACGGTCGCCGATCGCACAGAACTTGATGTCAACGCTACTGACGTGGCGACCCTGCGTGAAGCTGAAGCTCTGCGCCTGCGGATCGGTGTCCCGTCCGCTGTTGTTGCGGTCACCGCCACCTCGTCCACCGCCACCGCTCACGCCACCGGTCTGGAAGCGCTGCACGGTCGTGTTGCGCTGGAGTTCAATCGTCTCCAGACGCCCCTCGCCCGTGAACGTGGCGGCGCAGACAGTGCCTGACCCGCCAACAGCTCGAACAAGCTTGGCGCCGGATGTGATCCCCGACGGTATGGTAAACGACCCCGTGATGACGCCACTGCCGTTTGCTACCAGGCTCCCCGGATTGACGTCGACACCGTCAAACGTGAGCTCGTCAAGGGTTTCGCCCGGCCCGAACTGGCTAATCGTGAAGGCGATGTCGATCTCACGAAGGAAGCGGATCGGCTGCGTCCTAACGTTCTGAAGAACCTCCGTGCGTGTAACGCGCTCGCTGTTACCCGTTCCAAAGATCTGCGTCTGCTCGGAGAGCCAAACAGTCTGCTGCTCCGTCCAGAAATCTTCCGAGGGAACAATCTGAAGGATTGCGGGCAGCGGCGCAAACGACTGATACGGGTTGATCTTCACACAGCCAGAAACAAGCTCCTGGCTGACAACCGTTTCCTCCTCAAAGGGCAGGAAGAGCGGCACACCCGCGTTAATCTCCTGAAACGTCGCAGTAATCGGTATCTGGAACGATCCGTTGAACACCGCACCGTTCTGACTTACGCCAGCGTCGCGGAAGTCGTCGTTCAGCAACGGGTCGCTGAAGATGCCGGTCGTCTCCGCTGGCGCGCGCGCCGTGATGTCGATCTTCTGCTTTTGGAGCGACACCTGGTTAAATAGGTCCAGTACGTTGTTGTACATGCGGTCGATCGCAGAGAACGGATAGGCTCGGATCGAATCGTTGACGACTGTCGGCGTGCCGAACCAGTCATTATAGATCGTAGCCAGCGACAACAGCGTCTTCGGGACCTGCGGCGGCTGCGGCCGCGTCGGCGCGGAAAGGCCCTTCAGATAGACGACGTTCCCGGCTGCATCCAGGCAGATCCTGTCCGTGCGCGGCAGCTTGTTCGTATAACCAAGGAACACGGGCTGGCCCGTGACGCCACCGGCCACAGAGATCGTGGTTGCCGTGATAGCCGTCGGCGTTACCGCGTCGAGATAGCGGTAGGTCACATTGTAGGACGACGAAGTCGCCGGCTCACTGCCGCCGGACAACCAATCGACCGAGTCTCCGCTGCGCTGGTAATCGACGCCCTGCGTGTACGTGGTGGCTCCCTGCACTACCGAGATGATCGAGGTCACGCCATCGTCAGGCAGCAAGTCGGCGCCCGAGCTCACGCCCTTGGTGATCGTGACCGTGCGCTGCTTGGTGATGATGGCCGACGTCACCGATGAGACCGGCGGTCGGCGCACCGTGATCACTGCCGTGCCACTGCCGTCGTCGTCGAAATTGTGAGGCTCGGCATCAATCGTGCCGGTGTCCGGCTCCTCCGTTTCGGTAAAGCGCGACGCCGTGGGGCGGTTCCGCTTGAAGCCCATGATATTGGCGCGGCCCTCAGAGATCGCGAAGACCTGCTTACCCGCCTCAAGACCAAGCGGCGAGACCGTGCACCCGCGAACGACATAGTTCTCGTGTGCATCGTAATCGTAAGTCGCGATCTGCTGCTGAATTCCGGACAGGGTTGGCGGGGCGTCCTGCGAGATGATGACGCCGTCGCGCAGCACCAGATAGGGATAGAACTGGCCAGTGCCGCCGTCTCCCTCAAAGGCCCAGGCGAAACTGACGACCGTGCGAACCGCGCCGGGCTCTCCGTAACTCTCCTCTGCCTCAGGCACGAGACCGAGATAAATATCGTCGTCCTCTGCCGTGACGATGGTCGTGGTCGAGCGGACGCCAATCTTCACGTCGCCACTCATCGGAACGTCGACAAGCGTACCTTCCGGCACGTTGCGACGCGAGCCGTCGATGTAGAGCTCGCCGGCAGTGATGGTTACGGTTTTGTCGTCGACGTTGACGAGAACATCAGCACCGTCGATGCGGTCTCCATCGCGGGCAATCAGGTCGCCAATACCCTTGCGCTTGCGCGCCTCGATCGAGAACGCTTCGTTCAGGTCGGCGCCCTGCGACAGGTCGCCCTCGCCCAGGTAGACTCGGTCGTTATTCGGACGTTCGGAAATTCGGTCGCGAATCTTTGCAAGATCCGGCCTTGCGACCGGATCAAATACTAGAGTTGTCATAATGACCTCAGATGGTGAGATTGATGACAATGCGCTCGCGCACTGTTTCCAAGAACGTGAAGGAAATCGGCGACTCCCCCACGCGAACCTCGCCATCGGGAAAGTCGATCTGGTCTGGATCGAGCCATGTCTTGAAGGGCGCGACGCCCTGGGCAATGCCACCGAACACAACGGCAGCAGAGGCAACCTCGCCGGACGCTACGCCAAAGCCGATCGTCGCGTCATAAGCGAGAACAACCGTGTCCTCGCCGTCGCCGTAGTCAGTGATGTCCTGAACGGCGCGCACGACGCGGGCGTACCCTATCGGGTCGCCGTCGGCGTCATAGAGCCCGATATGCGCGCTCTTCTGCATCATCAGCCAGGACTTGAGCACGCGGGCATCAGTCACGCCGCCCCATGTCAGGCCAGGCGCAGCCCACGTAAGTGATCCGAGCCATGTGACATCGTCGCCGTCGGCGAAATCAACGCCAAGTTCGGCTGCCACCCCGGCCTCTGCCTTGGCGTCAAGCTCATGCGCCCGTCCGTGCGACCACTTTACCTTCCCGCCCGCAATGCGGACGCCGGAGCTATCGCCCCAAATGGACCGCCCCCAGCGCGACCGCCCATAGACATGGCCTCGCACGTCGTATCCGAAGTAGCCGCGCCAGAAGAACGAGCGCGCCGGATCGGACAGACCGGCAAGGTATTCGGCGTTGGTCAGCCGCTGGATTTCATCGACGCCGGGAAGTTCGCCCATCTGGATCTGGTAGAGATGCCAGCGCCTGCGGCCGCGAACCTGGTCCTGAATCTCGATGTCGTCATAGTCGATCCAGGATAGTGAAGTCGTGATTGCCTGCGGGGTGCCGCGGAGGCGTTGCCACACCCTGCCCTCGTCGATCAGGCCCTCTACCGTGGCGAAGAAGTCAGAAATCGGGCCAAGGCCGTATTCATTCACCAGCCACGGCACGACCGTAATGTTGAGCGGCCGCGCGTATTTCAGACCGTGGATCGCGTCGATCGACGGACCGATCTCGCTTGCGATGTCGGTTGCCTCTTCCAGAGCCAACTCAAAAGCGGTGCTGTTGGATGGCAGAAGAGAAACAACCATTACCGAAGCCTCCCCATGTAGGACAGGTTCACCGTCCCGAGCGCCGCCGCGCTGAACTTGTCCATGACAACGTCCGCTACCGGGGCAGTCAGCGTCACTTTCGCGGCTCCCGCAGCCATGAGGCGCGAGATGATCCACGACGTGTTGACGTCGAACCCGATGCCGCCCTCATTGTCGAGTGCGTCACGAAGGGTCTGCTCGAGGCCACCGAAGACCGACATGGGCGCCTCCGGCAGAAGCCAGATGCTTGCCGTCACGTTGACGATGGTCTTGACTGCCGGCACAACGGAAATCACGTCGTTCATAGACCGAACGGCGGGCGCACTCAGAGCGGCCAGCACAGAGGTCAGCAGCGGTGCGCCGGGCGTTCCGCCATTGCTCGTCGTCAGGATAGCGACTTCGATCTCAGGGCCCGTTCCTGGCCGATAGACAGCCACATCGCGGACATCTGCGTCGACCGACCGCGCGTGGAACTTGTACCACTCCTCCGGCCCGGCCGTTGACCTGCCCTGGTCGGCAAGCACGATGCGCTCGCGAAGCGCCTTATCGGATTCGCCCGGAAGCCGGGTGACGCCGTGGTCCGCTGCAAGGTTGTCGAGATCAGCGCCAGTGGCGTACCCAAGCAGGTTGGCCCGCGCGGCATCGTTGGTACGTGCCCGCTCCAACATCTCGCGGTAAGCGTTTTCCTGGATGATGATCATCGCCGGATCGGTTTCGAGCATTTCGACGTCGTAGTCCGGAAGGCCCGCGTCAGGATTGGCGAGGCGAACCGCCTCCCACAAATCCTGAAACGTCTGCTTCTGGCGGGCGACGATCGCCTCGTAATCCAGTTCCTCGATGACCTGCGGAGTAGGCAACGTCGATAGGTCGACCATGTCGCCCTCCATAGTGCTAAATCGTTAGTGCGACGCGCGCGACCTTGTCCTCAGCGACGCTGTAGTCGCCCAAATGCCCGCGCGGAAAATAGGTGCCTGAAATCACAAGGCCGATCTTGCCGTCAGCGCTGACAGACCGCACGGCACCGGTTCGCATCCGGAACCGCGGTTCCCATGCGTCGATCGCCGCAGCCGCAGCCGAATACACGGCCAGAATATTTTTCCGGATGGTCTTGCCGTCGACGAGGTCTGGAAGATCCGACCCGAATGTACGGCGCATGACGCGCGAGCCGATGGCCGTCTGGATGATCTTGCCGATTGACTGGTCGGTGTGCTCCCAGTCAGTGAGCGGCCTTCCGGTTACGGCGCTTATTCCTGCCGAGTCTCGCATGTGGCTCTTCCTTGGTATCCGCCGGAACATACGGCGCCACTACACTGCCTCGCGGCGGAGTCAGTTCGGCAGCCTGCTCGTCGCTCAGCGTGAACGGCACACCGGCCGTGCGCCAGTGGCCGCCGACCTCGCAGTCATGCTTGGTGACGTAGAGTTTCATCGGGCCTCCTAGACTGCGTAGACGCGGCTGGCGGAGCCCACGGCAACGTCACCGTCGCTGTCGGCGTCGCCCTTTCGATGGAGCAGCTGACCGCCCTCTCCGCCAAGGTGCACTTCTCCATCAAGGACGATCTTGGCCGCGGTGATTGTAACGGCGTCTCCGCTCGCCCCGATCACCGTATCGCCAATCTTGATGTGGAAGGGCACGTCAGCGTTTTCGCGAGCGTTTTCTTCGCTGTATGTCGAAAGGTCGATCGTCGCATCCGCCAGGTCGCCACTCTCGGAGTGAACGTCCACCTGCTCGTCGACAGACAGGATAACGTCGATCTTGACGCCTCCGGCTCCGAGCGTTCTGGGCCGTATCCACGGCGTCAGGTACGGCTTGCCGCCCTGCTCGCCCAGCTTCACGCGGTACTTTCCAGCGTTCTCGCCAGTCCCGACCTCGGCCACCTTGCCGGTTCGCTTGCGGTTTCTCCCACGGCGCTCTGCCTCAGCGAGCCGACCATAGATATCCGCGATCTGGTCAGGAAGATTGTCCGGGATCATGGTTCGGCTCCTGTACGGCTGCCCCTACGAGACAGGCACAACCGGAGCCGCGCCAACCTCAACAATGGCAATATCGCCCTCAACGCCGTCAGGCGGCACGATCAGCAGGTTCTCGCCCTCCGTCTTCGTGATGCCGTAGCGGCGGAGTTCCGTCTGCCAATCCGTCTCCAAGCCGGCAAGTTGCGCCTGCATCAGCGCCACCTGGGCATTCAACACGGGGTCGCTGACGGTCGCGGCCTTGGCAAAGAACAGCGCCATCGGGCTTTCGGGCTTCAAGTCCCTGCCGCTAACCGGGTCGGGCATCAGCGTGACTGTCAACTTGATCTGCTGAGCGGCAAGACGAACGCCGGAGCCATCGCTACTGGTGCGTGCCCGCTCGATCAGGCCATTGCCCATGTGGAACTTGCGGAATATCTCCGCCCATTCGTTCTCAGGATCGGCCAGCGTATCGCCAATCTGGCGCGCAACCACGTCCAAGAGAAATTCGAATGCGGCATCAGTCGCCGGTATACCTACGCCGATAAGCGTGGTGGCGCCGGTTTCCTCGTCGAATTCGGTATGAGCAGCGGTGACGCCCATCTCGAAGATGAAGTCGGTCGCGCCGTTGTCGGTCCAGGAGCGTAGCATGTTCTCCTCAGATTTCGCCGCGTCGGCATAGACCGAAATGAACGGTCTCTCCTCGTCCGTCCGCAACTCGCCGTCGGCCGTCACGTCCAGCGCGCCGATCTGGCTGTCCAGAACGTTGTCGCCGACCAGCGTCTTCCCGCGCAGCGCGTATACAGCGGCCAGGCGCGCAGCAATTCGTGTCAGGGACATTGGTGCTCCTTGCGGTGGCCTACTTCTGGTTCAGCGTCAGCACGATGATCGATGTGTACCGGTCATTGACCGCCTTCACTTCCCAAAGCGGCGTTCCGGCAAGTTCATTGCCTCGGATCACGTCGCCCTTGCGGAAAATCACCGATCCAAGATCAGCACGCTCGACGACCAGCGCACCCTCAGACGCGGCCATGTTGGTCACGATATCCGCGCCGATGTTGATCGTGCCCTCCGGCGACGGCGTGTGAAGCACGCCGCGCAGGTTGGTCACGGGGCGGCCAGGATCGGCCGTCCCGTTTTTCTGTGGAAGGTGGCGAACCTCCTCGCCGAAAGTCGCGCCTATTGTGCGGTCGGCCTTCGCCTCAAGGGTTCGCCAGTCGACCATGGTGTCAGCCGTTCAGCTTGACGATGCCGGTGGGTGACGGGTTGGCCGCAACGGCCAAGTTCTTCGCCACGAGCGTGTTATCGGTTGCGGTCGTGGTGAACACCTTGTTGGTGTTGTCCCAGTAGATCGCAAGCCCGACCGTCGCCCAAGCCTGGGCAGAGGTCTTGGCGTGTTCGTAAACGCCGTTGGTCTTGATCTCGACCTCGTCGCCAGACTTGGCATCGCCCGTCGCGATACCGAAGAGCGTGCCGACCAGAACGCCGCCGCCGCTTGCGACGTCGTAGGGTGCCGTTACGGTGACGGTGTCACCCGGCTGAATGTAGTTCTTCATAGTCGTCTCCTTGAAGAAGAGGCCCGCCGAAGCGGGCCTTATGGGTGATCAGGCGCCTGCATTCTTCAGGAGGCCGCGGTGATCCATGGTCTTCGCACCGACGTCGAGGCGAGCCTTGACCTCCAGGCCATCGACGTCAAAGCCCTGGCGGGTCTCGATGTAAACGCCACGGTTGCCCTCTAGGTAGGCGAGCTCCACGGTGTCGATCTGCGACGGCGAAGCGGACAAGTACCAGGCTGTGGCAGAACCGGCGATGTCAGTTGCCGTCGCGGCGCCCTTCTTGATCCCGTTGTCCAGACGCGCTTCCGCGATGATCTCTAGCGAGCGCATGGAAGCCGTTGCCACCTTTTCGGAGGTGTCGGCATAGAACAGGGACTTCAGTTCCTGCTCGGCCTTGGTCTCAAGCGCTACCGGTACGACGAGGAACT